ATCCACGCCTTCCGAACTATTGCCCGGAATGTGGCACCCATATCTTTCTAAAGCTTAAGTCCGGAGAGTATACTCGCATCAATGATAAGAATGCAGTACTTAGAATGGACTCGGATAAGATATGAGTAAAAATAGAGGAGTCAGGGTAAAGAAAGTTAACGGGGCGTAGGAGGAAAAATCTATGACTGGCCTTGGACGTCAAAGAACTAAGAAAGCTATCAAGAAAGGTTTATCTCAGAAAGAAAGATTAAGAAGAAGGACAATCGAATTCAATAAAGATTACCTTGAACTTGTTAGATATGAGAATGAAACTAAGCGTAGAAAACAAGATAAAGAAGATGATAAAGAGGGGCGCTAGGGGGCTTGTACAGCGGCGCAAATTGCGCCGCACCCCCTATAGCGGCTACAACTAGATCTTGCTGTAGCCGCCCCGCACGCGGCCTGTATAGCGGTCAAAAAGTAAGCGCAGCACGCTCCCGCAGTGCCGCGCTTACTCAAATGTAACCTAGTTCAAGGCAGGGGTTGTGGATAATCTGCTGGTAGAGGGATCGGGACTGTACAGCCACCGGGGCGGCAGATAACTTTCACCATGACACAGTTCTCCTTTCATTCCGTTGGGCTGCAGGTGGGATCCAAAGACCACCCACCCGGTACCAACCTAGTTTGACATCTTGGGGTGCATCTACTACTTCTTCCTCGACCAGAGGCAGAAGGTATTGTGTTGTCGAAGTAGATAACGATACCACACGATTGTCCCTAAGTATCACCCGCATTGCTTATCTCCGTTTCAACACCCTTTGCAGATCGAAGGAGGTGCCGGTGGATATGGAGGCAGTGGTGGCACCTTGCTCCGATCCATTCCAATGTAGGGATCGCCTATTGGAGGCGATTCCCTCTCAGCGTATAGGGGATCCGAATACCGCGATTCCGAGAATGCCGATCAGAACGAATAGAATGAGCCAGGAACCGAATGGAGCCCATGGATACTGTTGAGTTCTCCAAGGTCCAAGACCAAGTATACCGAGAACACCGATCAGAACGTAGATCAACCAGAACCAGATATTCGCACCCATAACACTCTCCTATCCTTTGGTTCCAACTTGCTGACCGTTGACGTAGATCAGCACCTCACCGCTCACTTCGATATCGACCCGTGGCAGCGCAGCTTGAATTGGAGGTTGGGTTTCCTCACCCTCTTCTTCATCAGTAATTGGACCCCCAAGAACGGTAGCAATGGCAGAACAGATTGCATCAAGACTGCCACCATAGATGTTGCAGTCAGCTTCGCTATCCACAAAGCACACTTCGATTAAGATCGCAGGCTTTGATGTGTTGTTGAGAAAGTAGAGATCGGTACGCTTCTTCGCACCACGATCAATGAAGCCACATGCGGCTATGGCGGCGCTAACCTGGCCGGCGAGTGCTGCCTGCGTGACGTAGAGAACCTCAGTTCCTACAGGGCCTTCGCGTTGCTCGAACGCATTAAAATGAACTGATATGTCTAAATCGCGCTGTTGCGAATTATGGTACTCGACAATGGTATCAAGATTGGTACTTTGATCTTTCGAAGTGTCGTCGTGAAAAATATCAACCTCAACACCTCGATTATCTAACTCGGTGGCAAGTTGCTCGACTACATGTCGAGCTTCATCTACCTCATCTATGATACCACTTGCTCCGCGCACATATTTACCATGCCCGGATGATATAACAACTCGACCGTAGGCCATAAAACCCTCCTATTTATCTTTTTCCAACATCTCCTTACGTCGGAACTCATTGATCTCTTCAGACAACGTCACAACTCGCTTGCACAGATCGGTTAGCTCGTCGCCATCTAATGGTCCAGGTGCGCGTAGACCGAGTAATTTCTCCATGCGACCGTCTAAACCATATACGACAAAGACACTGTGGCGAGCCTGTTGCGCCCCGTAGCGATGTCCCTCCAACACGATGCAAGGAACATGCTGATCTAGAATGATTGCCGACGACATGAACTCGCGCCGAAATCCTATATCGCTCATAAAGCGATAGGCGAAGTAAGCCGGAATGGCAATAACAACGATAAGGAACAGGATTAGAATGTTGGTCAGATTGAGTGATCTGACTATTCCAAAAGCCTGTTCCAGCTTTCCGTTGTTCGTCATTCGGTAGAAGTTAATCCTTCGCGCGACTTCGCCATCATGGCGATGTATGTTGCTTGCTCTGCCGGCCACTGTGCCGGTGGAAGTAGAGCTGAATTTGGAATCTCTTCTCTCACGGTTGCAACCGGAGGCTCAGGCATGTTTTTGATCTCCGGTTCCCATGGGCCAGGGAAGGGAGGAGTCTTACTCTCTGTCATTTGATTTCTCCTGTTATGCTAGGAATTGACCACCCGAACTTGCACTGCCCGGGGTACTACCTGGGCAAGGATGCCCGACCATGTTGATGATAGCATTCTCTGCAACGAAGTATTGAATACCTGTACAGTTACTGACAAGCAGGTCGGTGCAGTTCCAACTCATGACACCGAGAGACGTACACCAGAAGAATACTGCACCTGCATTCATACGAATGTTTGAGAAGTGCCAGAAGCCTGTCTCTCCAAGAAGAAGATAAGTATGCCCAACCGAACCATGGCCGTAACAGACAACAGCTCCACCCATTATATGGTTATTTCCAAGAAAACGATTGTTACCTTTGAACTGAGCAAACTCTCCATCTGCACAGTCAACGAAACGTGAACGCGGGTTATCGACCAACATTTCGAACTGACAATTGTTCACAAAGACGCGAGATCCCATAGCACGAACACCTGCCATAGCGTCTGGTCCTGCATGAGCCATCTCGAAAGTGACACCCAGGAATGACATGCTCGCAATCGATTCCATCCACATGCAAGAATATAGATCGATGTGCATAAATGCAGATCGAATTCGATACGAGCCTGGATTGTTCTGATCTCCAGTTAGTGATACAGCACCGCCGAATGCACTGATCGAAGTACCGTCATAGGTTCCTGGGATACCAAGTCGCATATTGATCGAGAACAAAGGCGTAGCCGCATAACGCGAACCAACCGCGTTCCAGCAACCAGCAATAGTACGGAACGCCTTATCGGGCGTGTTCAGCGTACCATCACCGGTTGTATCATTTCCGTCCGTGCGAATCCAACAGTCGATGCCACCCTTGACCAGAAGCGGAACCTGACTGGCAACCATTCCGCAGACGTAGAAGTAACCATTGAGATAGCAGATAATGTACGGAATGCCTGCGCGCAGATCAAGCCGTTCGAGATGCTGCCCATCGTTACGCAGAAGATAGACCCCACCCAGACCGTTGATATTGATTGTAACAACAGGTTGGTTAGTCGTCTCAGGAACAACAGTCAATGTCATGAAATTGTTGTAGCGTGTGGCTACAGGATCGAGAGCAGCCGAATAGTTATTTGGCCCTCCTGTCATATATGTAGATCGAGGCAATCCGCGCTGATTAATATAGCGCACTGCACGTTCGATGTGATCAAGACGGGAGCAGTCGTATTGCAACTCTCCCTTCATAATCAGATTCATATCTTCAGCTAACATCGCGTTAGCTGCGGCTGGATCGAACCGTGGCTGACAGCGACTGGTGCTGTACCACAATTCATTACACCCAGCGGGAGTGTTTACGTCGATACTATTCTTGGCGTCTGCTGCTGGAACGCCACTGTCTGGGAACATGGGCATGGTTGGTTACTTCCTTTTGTCAGCTGCGAGCAGCCAGTTGAGCTTCTAACGCCTCGATCTTGGCGTTAAGTTCTTTGACGGCATTGATTAGAGCGTAAGTCAATGCACTTGAATCTATATCTCGAAGATCTGAGACCAGAACTCCATCAATCATTCCTGGATTTATTACAATCATCTCTGGCATAATCGTTTCGACATCTTGAGCAACAAGACCTATAAATTCCTTATCGGCAATTGCCACCATATAGTGTGGACTGTTTCCATAAGGAGCCACAGGGGGAGTTTGCGGCGTCGGCATACGGTTATGATTTTCATCAAGATCGACATGATGCTCTGGTACTCTGGCTGTGTCATTACCTCTATATTTGTATCGAACTGGCTGTATCGAAAGAATCTGAGCGAGGCCTCCTTCGTAGTTTCCGAGAACATTCTTGATGCGTGCATCAGAAGATGCAAACCAGGCACCACCCGCAGGCTTATAAGCCTGGTTTGACCAAGCCTGAACCTTTGCGCCATTGACCCACCACATAGCATCCAAAGAATTTCCATTTCCGTCGGTGTTACCCATTGCCATATAAAAATCCGGACCTTGAGTAGACCAAAGCCCAAATGACGCACCAGTTGAGTGAAAGAGTTGAACACAAGGATTATTATTAGCGAACATGGAGAAACGGCCATAGTTACTGAACATGTGACCGTTGAACGTCGACGAGCTGGCACAGACAATCGTATTCATACGCATCTGGCCAGAATTATCCATGTCTCCAACGTTTGAGATATAATTCGTATCTGTACGCCCCGCGACTCCAAGATTTGAATTGATCTGAAGTCCACCCGACATCGTGTCGCCAGTAATATTGACGTAGCGCGCATCAGCATCACCTTGGCTAATTCCACTCTGAGCAGGAGGAGGAATCGCAGCAATGGCTTGATCGACATATTGTTTGGTCGAAGCATGCATCGGATCAGTCGGAAGCGCATGCAAGGATAGATAGCCTGTCATCGCATCGCCGGTGATGTTGACGTATCGTGCATCGGCAGCAGCTTGACTAATTCCAGGTTCTTCCGGCGTTGGAAGCATCTCAATGACCATGTCAACATATCTTTTATTAGCAACATGGTCAGGAACAGTCGGTGTAAACGGATGGTAGAGGACACCCTTCATCAAGTCGCCGGTGATATGAACAAAGCGAGCGTCAGACTCCTCCTGACTGTAGGAAGGAGGAACCGGCTTCGCATCCCATCCATATCCGTTCCACTTGAATTCAATCTCTGTGAGCGGGTCCTTGTAGACCTGGTCCAGAACTGGATTAGATGGAAAATCAATAGCCATGATTAGATGTCCTGTTTCGGTCGTTCGTCTGTTGTCGTAGTAGCCTGCGCCTGTAGCATAGCAACGAAAGCATCTGTCATAATCTTCATTTGTAATAGAAACACTGCAAAAGTCTGTGGATTAAAACCAGATGAGATTGCGTGCAAAGCTTCTGACGCATCTTTAGCAACAGTAAGTGATGCTGCTATACCAGCATCAATACGTTCATTTGCATCCCGTTGCATCACAAGCGGAGGGGTTGGTGCAGCAGGATCAGGTACTCCACCTTCAGCGAGCCACGTTTCATAAGCCATACGATCCGCGTTATGAGGATCAGGCGGAATGTGAGCGCCGTCGCTTGTGCGAATGATATAATCGGTCGAAGTAAGTTGATATTCACTCATTGCAATCTCGCATCGAAACACATGGGATCGGATGACAAGCCAGCCGGCCCTTGACTCGGCGCACTGGAATTAACTAGATTACCAAAAGACACACGCGCACCCAGTTTCGATATCTGTGAATTAACAATTGTTGCAACACCAGGAGGCGTAACTGAGCCACCAATATTAGATAATTCCATATAGACATTGTCACTAGATGAAAGAAACAATGTAGGTGCTACTCTTTTTTGAACTTCAAATGAACCAAAAACTTGCGCTGTGGTACCTCCACTCCACGCTCCAGTCCAACCAGAGCCACACTTCTCATAGTATCGTTTGCAAAGTTGCCATTCTTCAGACCAAGGGCGAATAAGTCTATGTGTATCTAACGGAGGAATATTGCCTGGGACTAGAAATACACCACTAATGATTGTCTGATATGCTGTACTTCCAACACAATTCACATAATTTGCACCACCCAACATAAGAAAGATTTCTAACGTTCCTCCTTTTGTATCGTCTATAGGCCATAGCCCAGTTGTCACTGGAGGAAATGTACCTCTAAACCACTGAGGAACATTTGCAGTAGTTACAGTCAACCAGATATCGGATACAACTGCACCATTACTGCTAGACAATCGCATCAAGAATGGTCCAGCTTCTGGAAAGCAACCTTTGAAACAAAACGAAATTGGTATTGCACTTGCTGTTCCCCATCGCGCACGAGCAAGACGTGCTCCTTCAATTGGCTGCCAGAGAATAACAGCATCAGCGCCACTCGTTGGATTTGTCGCAGTGATATTAATCAATGCAAGAGCATAACGAAATTCTTGAAGTTGTCCAGTCTCTATGGTATGAAGTGAAAATGCAGCAGGTCCTGTCTTATAGACTTTCCAACCATCAGCAAAATAAGTATTCAGTGAGCCAGCACCGACGCCGACTCCACCCGTTCCGACAAACTGGTTCATATCGAACCCGCCGTTGATGAGTATGTTACTACTCATATCAATCGTAGCGGGAGCAATCTGCTGTCCACGGCTTTCTATGATTCCAGTCTCACGCCATATAAGAATAGGTGAGTCGATAGCATTACCGGCATCATCAAAACGAATAAGATTGAAATTCGATCCTTTATTACTTCCACTCTCCGCTTGAGAGTCGCCAAGATTCATTGACCAGCGAAAAACTCCATTGCTCTGACCTACAACAGCACGAGCATTTCCAGACTGACCGTTAAGCCAGAGAATGGATTGTGGTTTGGCAATCGTAATCTCTCCGCTGAACATAGCAGCACGAGTCTCACGATTGATATTGAGCGCCTGACCTATGTAGGTTCCGTCGTTCTTGTAGGCATGCAGTATGAAACTGCGGCCACCTGCACCAGCTGCTCCTCCGCTCTCTGCATCATTGCTGCCAAACTCCATATTCCAACGTTGTGCCAATGCCTCATTCATTCCAATGATCGACATGCCCTGCCCAGAGGCAGATGCTATCAATCTTAGAGTTGGAGTTGCTTTCTGAATTGTCAGATCGCCACTTAACGTACCACCAGCGAGTGGTAAAAATCCACCGCCGACAGCACCGTCAACATATTGTTTGGTAGCGATACCAAGAGGAACAGTTGGATTTCCGACAACAGTAGCAAGACCAGTTGATCGCTCGAGGGTCAGTGCAGTGCCGATGTAGTCACCGGCATCGCTGAAGCGATAGAACGTGGCATTGCTGCCAACATTGCTGCCCGTCTCTCCTGTGCTGTCACCCAGAACGAAGGCCCAGCGATTAATCCCTTCTTTTTTGGAGAGAATAGTAGTGTCACCACCGCCTATCTTGTTAATAACGAGGGAGGGGTTTGCCTTGCTGATCGTCAGATCGCCGGTCATCGTGTCGCCGGCCACATTGACATAACGAGCGTCGGCTGTAGCTTGATCTAGACCACCGCTACCCGCATTGGAATCAACATATTGTTTCGTCGCAATGCCGAGCGGTACAGTTGGATCTCCTTTGACCGATAGCAGCCCAGTGACTCGATTGCCGACTAGCGCGTGACCTTGGGCCACACCTGCGTCGTTATAATACGTGACGTAGAAATCGGCAGCAGGGGTGCCAGCGAGCTGGACGCACCAGCGATCAATGGCATCACGCTGACCAAAGATATTGGGACCTATTGGATCGTCAACTGCCTTGGTGATCTTCAGATCGCCTGTCATTGTGTCGCCTGAGACATCAACAAACGAGGCGCTCGGGTCTCCTGCTTTCGCAGCCCATCCGTAACCGTTCCAGAAGTATGTCACTCCGCCGGAGACATACTCTTCCCCAAGTGCTGGCGATGGAGGAAAATCAAACATTAGATTCCCGTTGCCGTTTCGAGTTGTTCAATACGAGTTATTGCTTCTTGAAGTGCCTTAGTCAGAGCAGCAATCACAGTCATTGGATCGGGTGATTGTATTGCGTTAGGAGCATCTTTGACGGCAGTCGCTGCACTTTCGATTAACGTTTCCTGAAGCTCGTGCGCAACGAAACCCCATCGTTCAATCTCATCCCCTGCAACAAACGGTACTCCTGTTCTCTGCTCAATCTCAACTTGAGAAGCAGGAGTGTAGTCTCTATGAGTATATCGGATCGGTCGCAATCCTTTCACCGTATCCCACATACTGGTGAGATCAATGATGTCTTTCTTGATACGATAATCTGATCCACCTACTACGTTGCCAACATAAGTTCCACTAATGTAAAGAGCACCGCCAGGCCAATTGATGGCAAATGTATAACCAGGACCAGCACCACCCGTATTACATGAATAACCCTGTACTGAAGATATGTAGGTATCAGAATTGATATACCCTCCTGCGACACTGAAACGAGGAGTGAAGCATGTCAACTGATGATCATTCTGAATCTGAAAACGAGCACAGTAATCTTCACTGTGACCTGCATATCTGAAGTCCATATACTGGACTCCCTCGATAGCCGTCACATCTATAATGCCACCCGCTGCGATACCGCCAGAAGTTCCGGTACAGTTTCCATTAACATTTCCATTGAACGTACCATTGAAAGATCCAGCGTAGACCGCATTACCTTGAAAACTAACCGTACCTGCAAGATCGATCGACATACGCACGTTGGTGGAAGCGTCACGAATGTAATATGCACCATCCGCCTGTGGCCCAGTGTACCAGGTGCGCGTACCAGTTACAGTCTGTGCCAATCGTGCGTGAGCACCATTTGCCACAGTCTGCGAAAGACTATCCTGCCCTGTGACATTAACTGCCGGAGCAGTTAATCCACCGGTCATAGTGTCGCCGGTCTTTAGAACAAAAGACCCAACTCGCGCGTCGACATATTGCTTTGTGGCGACGCCTAATGGAAGCAGAGGATCGCGGGCAACCTCGACCGTGCTGTCTGCACGTTTGATTGTCAAGGGATTATTGATAACAGTACCAGTATCATCACAGGCCTGAATATAGAAATCTGCTCCGGCCCCATAGGCCATTAGAAGATTCCAACGCGCAGATCCACCGCGCATAGCTGTGAGGTACGCTCCTCCAGCATCAATACCATTAACCGTGATCTTCGGAACGGATTTGTCAATACGTATATCACCGTCTGTGGTTAACAGACCTGTCTTACGAGAAATGTTAATTCCACCGATAGCGGTGGCCGCGTCACTATATCGAACCAGACTAAAATCAGAACCAGTATCCGCCCCACCTTCAGCTACATTCAATCCGAGATTCATACGCCAACGAATTAGACCATTATTTGCTCCTTGAATGTATGCCGCACCGCTAGTCTTATTCAATGTAATGAATGGACTTGCAGAAGTAATGTTTAAAGGACCGGACATTGTATCGCCAGTCTTAAGAACATACGATCCGGTATCTACATGACTATCGACATATTGCTTTGTTGCAACTCCTAGAGGAACTGTGGGATCTCCTTCGATAGTTATAAGACCAGTTTGACGACTAATCAGAAGAGGATTACCTATCCTACCTCCAGAATCATCATATCGAGATATTCTGAAGTCAGAACCTATATTACCACCCCCTTCAATAACATTATCTCCTAACACCACAGTCCAGCGTGATAGTCCGTCTTTCAGTCCCCGAATCTGGGCATCGGGTACTCCAACTCTATTCAGACCAAGCCCCGGAGTATCTTTCGAGATGATTAGATCACCCGTCATGATGTCGCCGGAGGTGTTGACGAACTCACCTCCGGTACCACCGGTATCATCTTCCATCGCAGCCCAGCCATACCCGTTCCAGATGTACGAGACACCGTTAGACGTGTATTCTTGGCCGATAGAAGGTGATGCAGGAAAATCGAACATCAATTATACTCGCCGCTCGACTTCTGTTTTTGGATGCGCCGCTCCGTTCGTTTTGATATTCTGCTCTGCCTGTTGCATCGAGGCAATGGTTGCTCTCAACACAAGAATCTGCATCTGCAGATCACCAATAAGTAGTCGAACATTCTGTTCGACATATTGACTAATAGCCTGTTGCTCTTCGTTCATTTCTTACTCCGTTTGAGTTCTTGAACTTCTTTAGCCAATTCTTCGATCGCCTTTTCTATCACTTCTATAGGACTAGGTGGTGGAGGAGGTATCGGTGGAAATGGTACATCGACAATTGCACCATCAATATACCGTGCAGACCCTTGTTTAGCAAGTAATTCTTTCCACACCTCCTCTGTGATCTCAATAGCTTCTAACGGTATCTTTGCGCTACGAGCATTCTCATTTACAGGTGGATAGATATCGCTCGTATAGAAACCAACAGCTCTACCTTCCTCGTCAAACACTCCATAGAAGCGTAAGACGGGATCTGCCATTCCTGACGGGGTCTCAGATTCGTTCATCAATATCCCCACGCTATATATTTATATTCCTGAGTAGCTACACCTACAGCACCACCACTGTTAACGTATCTTGGTTGAAAGTAAAATCTACTAGGTTCAAAAGCCTGACTATTACAAGTAATTGAACTGCCATCTCCCAACGCCGCTACACCTGTTATAACCACACCAACACACCCATTTGGAAATGCTACTGGAAACGTAACCCATCCATTACCCATACTAACGGGACATGTGCCCATTACAACCATCAGACCGCTAGTCAATTTGAAATACGAACCACTATTAGGACACACACCTTCATGGAATACTTTATGCGCAACACCTCCCATACTCCATCCGCCAACCTTCCAAAATGTATCAGTATCAACACCAAAATTAGCAGCAAATGATCCAGGTATATGGAAAGCCATAAATGCTGAGTTACCTACACCAGCACTTTTAACCTCTAGTGCTTGACTTCCAGAACTATTAGCAATCAATCCTGTACTAGAATTGATTGATATCTTACCATTAGCAAGAAGCATTCCACTCATTGTTACTTGAGGGTATACAGTTAAAGGTGGGCCATTCAGATACATAGCTCCACCAGAAGACTGCAGATAACAGGTTGCTGTATTACCAAGATAAATAGTACCGTCAGCTGTATTATTATGAACCCAAAGAGCTCCTGAAGCAAATGTCGCAGTAGGACCGACGTAGAGGCTGCCTCCTTGAAGCATGAGCGTTCCTACTCCGGCATTAAGATTTATATCACCATTGGTCCAGTTAAGCGAAATCGGTGTTCCGACAATAGCAGATGCATCTGCATTATAACGATAAAAATTCATGTGGCCTTCGCCAGCATCGCACCAGCGTACAAGCCATTTAGCTTTACCTTCTGAATTAAAATACGACTGACAAACATCGCTAGCAATTGCTTTTGCTAGATTAAGAGACGTGCTTTGACCGGATGGTCCATTAAGACTTGTGCTTGAACCCCAGACAGTTAAATTACCACTAATTCCAATATCACCTGAATATGACATCGCACCCGTAGCGCGACTAATACCAAGAACATCGGATATAACACTTCCATCGTCTGCACAACGAGTTAGATAAAATCCAGAACCAACATTACCTCCAGTTTCTGGATCAGCAGCACCGACATTTATATACCAACGACTAACTCCGTTTTTTCGTCCATAGATTACGTTTCCTGCATCGGTTGTCTTATCTAGAATAAGAGCAGGCTGTACCTTATTAATTTTAATATCACCTTTGCTTTCTATCAGTCCCGTCGGAAATATACTCAGAGCAGTCTTAAACGTTCCAGCTTCCCATACAAGGAAGTCCATCTTTCCTGAAGCATCATTACCAAAACGTGATACACCGATAGCACCAATTCGTTTATCTGCAGCAGTATTTGATTGATTACTAAATGACACATGACCGATAGGATAGTCTACCGTAGCATTACCGGTAAGATCAAGAACAGCAATCGCACTAGGTACGTTATCTGTTCGCACATTCAATATACGCGCAGGAGCAGCATACGTGGTGAATATAGATGGAGCAACACCACCAAGACTAGCATTCCCTCTTACTCCATCAACCTGCAATAATGTCGTAAGTGCTCCATCAGTTGGGGTCGATCCAGCATCATGTCTTACGAGTTTAAAACCTACTGGACCCTCATTTGTAATCAATAAATTATATGATGGAAATGCGGGATAAGTCTTTATCCCACTCAGAACACCTGCACCGGATACTTCAACACGACCACCTTGTCCGATACCGCTCTGTTGTGCTCCCAGTACTGCATTACTATACGCTTGAAATTGATGATTTGCATCTACATAGACCCGTAAGGCACCGCCATTTGTTATCTGAAGAGTACCGGTCATAGTATCGCCGGCAACATTAACAAATCGAGCATCACTTTCCGATTTGTTATAAGCGTCTATTACTTCTCCTCCAGTATCCTCTTCAACCTTGACTGCCCAGCCGTATCCGTTCCATACGTAGCTCACGCCACCTAACGTGTATTCCTGACCTGGAACTGGACCGGAAGGAAAATCAAACATCAGATCTTCTTCCCAAGTAATTTCAAAAGAGCAGATTCAAGTTCGCTGACACGCTCTCGCAATGATTTCATCTCTCGAAGTAAAACGGGAACATACTTGGAATAATCAACACCCCAGTAATCATGTCCTTCACTCATCTTAACATGAGTAACTGCCATTGGATAAACTGTCATTGCTTGTTGAGCAATAACACCGTAACTTCGGTCGGTAGTTCCTTTCCATGCAAAATCATAAACATTGGTACTGTCGATGATGCGCCCAGAATCAAATTCTTTAAGATCTTCCTTATGCTCACCACTCGACCCAGTATTGTAGGCCACAGTAAGCGCCGTCTGATAGATATTTCCAATTGCAGTTCCAGCAGCATTATAAAATAAGAGAGCAGTACTCTCATCTGCTGCTGGTCGGAGAGCAATGCCATTTTGAACAGTTGTACCCGGATAACTGACTTTAATTCCCGCTGCCAAGGTTGGCATCGGATCAGGACCGATTTCGATAGGCGAACTGAATCTTGAAATACCTGTGGAACGATCTATCTTTAGAACAGGAGTTCCGTTGATAACACCAAGATCATCATAACGATAGATTAAGAAATTAGTTCCTGTATTTCCTCCTCCTTCAACAGTCCCGTCGCCAGGCTGCAAAATCCAACGACGTGTACTGTTGAGCATACCAACTAGCCCACCAGCAGACGCTTCGGTATTATTTAGAAATAGACCTGGAGCTCCTTTACTGATAATAATATCACCAGACATATTACCGCCAACAAGTGGCAAGAATTCACCCGTCGCTCCACCACCAGTATTTCCACCGCTGTTGACCTGAACCCATTGTTTAGAGTTCCCATCGTCATAATAGAACCAGAGAACCCCGGAATCAGTCTCCCACCACAATTGTCCGGCTGCGGGATTCATTGGAGGGGCATCACCTAAAGCAATACCTCCACCAATCAATTTTCGTTCTGATGGATCAATCGACGATGGGACACCGACCCACAATCTAGTTGGATTAGCCATCTCGACAGAGAGCTCACCTGGGCGAAGTCCAGTCGGACTAAAACCAGGAGTCGCAGTTCTTTTGATTTGGATAGGTACGACCATCTATGTGCCCTCAGTACGTTCCGCCATCGATTAATACTAGATCGAGCCCAGATGTTGAAAGACCGTTACCCTGAAGTGCCGATACAGAATTAGGAGCAATTGTGATACCCATAAAAGTGATAGGAGTAGCAACTTGCCCATTCCCTGTCAATTCAGGAGCTGTCACAGCAACAACAGGACTAGCAATCGCTGCATCCTGTTCAGCATTCTTAGCATCGAGTGCTTCAAGAGCCTCTTGAACATCATCGGCTCCAGCTACAGCAGGAGAAACAATAACAGCAGAAGCTGTAACTGTAGACATCGGTCCAAACGGAAGATGCGTCCATTCAACACCATCAGAGAGCAGCCAGTCGCTCTTCTCGTAATTCGGTATACCAGTAATGGTACCTGCAGGAGGAACTGATCCAGCCGTATCGCAGATAAGATACCATCCCTTATTAGCAAGCGCAGGAGCAGGCAATGCGTTACCAGTCATACCGGACGTCGCCGTCCAGACGATAGAACCATCATCCGCAGCAAACGATCCGACAAACTCGCTGGATGCAGCTAAAGCGTCGACTGCTCCCTTTAGCTCGTTAATAGCTGGAACGATCTTAGGAGTCAGGCCAGAATCGATCTGATCAACCCTAAGCCCAGTGAGAGCCATAGTATTGAACGGAGTACCAAACGCTTCATTGGTAACGCCAGCGATCATCTCAGTTTCGCTAGCCGCGCGGACTACGTCTCCGCTTTCACCGCTCTGAGTTCCGTTAACTTTCACCCACTGAGTTGAGTTACCATCGTTGTACCAGAGCCACATAACAGCGGTGTCACTCTCCCACCACAATTGATTTGGTTGCGGATTTGGGGGAGGTGTATCACTGACAACGACAAATTTAAGATGGAGCAATCCCCAGGCAGTAAACGACGCACACAGATTCTTGAGCGAACTACAATCCCATGGTCCATCGGGATCAAGACATTCTGCAAAGCTGAGTAACTCCGAAACGATTGCGTTGATCTGCTTCGGTTCGATTCTTGCGTCACAGTCTGCGGGGAGTGCTGTCAATTCGCAGTTAGACAGAAATGCAGGCAAAGGCGGATAAGCATTCTGCACTTCTGGTGGATGAGTTGGATTACCAGCCGCGTCGCGATAAACGACTGCACCTGCGGTTTCGAGCTCTGGAAGGATACCGGGCATTTCAACAGCCTCGTGTGATGTTGGCTGGACAATTCGAAGGCATCATTGATCTAACGATACATTCGGCGGCCAATACTCCTGGCCATATCTGATCAGGAAGACCCGCTGGTTTATTACAAGCGCGATCCCACATCCCTGGAACTCTATCGGGAGGTTGATTCAGCTCACAGATATCTCCAGAGCCAACACCCTCGAGCCAATCTTGGCTATGAATAATCTGAAATGCAACATTAGAACAATCGTATGGATCACATTCATCAGGTAACGATTGATCAGGAGCGGAAGGAGGATAGATAGGTACAATCTTAGCACCAAGCGGTTCGATAATCCAATTCAAAGTACACAGATTTTTGATCACTCCCATGTTGGCTCTAGTTAGGGCAGTGACGATTCCTTTCTTAACCGCAGCTTCAAGTTCAGGTGGAAAATCGACTTCGCAGAATACAGGACCACATTCGGTCCAGATCTCGTAAGGAGTCAACTCTCCAAGCAGAACCGAACGACAATGTTGACGGTAACAATCTTCCCAATGTAGACGGGCAAGATGTGCATCTAGTGTAGTAACAGCCGTAGCAGGATTGCTCTCTCTGAAAGCTGGCCAGAGTGCATTGTGAACGACATTGCGCAATCTAAGAACTGTATAGATAGCATGCAAAATCAAAGATGGGCAATCCGGATCCTTAACAAGAGGACATTCGTCTGCATTCTCGTTACGCTCAAAATAACTAATCGCAGCCGCCTTCCAATAATCCCACATTGGTCCAGAAGGAAGTAGATTGAAAAACGCCACAAATGTGCAGCACAAATCATTCCCACAAAGAGGAGGAGGACAACAGCCATCTTCCTCAGGTACCATAAATGGAACACAGCCATCGGCACCCAGTATTGTGACCGGGATCATCGCCATTGGCGGTTGACCAGTCAATGGTGGCGAAGATCTCAACACGGCGGCCTCATTGATTCAGGCCCAGAATAAGTGATCTCATTGAGACATGGCAATACGTCACATTCTGGTTCAAGATCACCGCACGAAGTAACCCAGACATCTTCTCGAGGGTATGGAGGAACCTGATCTTCGTATCCGACTACTTCAAAGTGAGCTGAAGCATTGATCTCAGGACCAATAACAGATGCTATGATAAGATCTATCTGTTTGACCCTAAGCGGCATTGAAGGACAGATCCTCAAGAATAATTCAGTAATGTAATCAGATATAATCTGTTTCTGTGCTGTACTCGGACAACCAGCAATATCAATAATGACATTCACAGGGAGTGGTTTCGGAACAAATACCTGTCCGCACACACCTATCTCCACTTGACCTTCACCGTACCCTTGATGCTCTCCAAACATCCAGTCTGTAATGTCATCGACAACGTGTTGAGGAGGAATTCCACAGGGGAAAACTCCGTCAAACAAAACGTAAAACTCCATCTTGTTTCCGCAATTCTTACAACCGCATTCACCACAGTCGGCGGTACAGCGGCAGCAAGAGCCTTCTCTGATACAGACTCGAGATACGCACGGGTATTCCATAAACTTTTCTTTGATCCACGCCATTGTGGCGCGCGGTTGATAAGCCAGGCGTTCAAGATATCTTTTTCTAAACTCCTCGCAGGTCTCCTCGCCCGCTCCACCGCAGAATTGACCACCGCAGATCTGTACATCGGTATCGATTCCTGGAGCTGGAGTAACCAAAGTTCCTTCAGTCACAGTACCGTTTGAATTCATCTCTGATCCAGGTGTCAACGCCCGAATCTGAATAACCAATTTCCCCTCAGAGGACAATTGAAGTGGAACAGAACCGACTGAGACAAATGTACCTATCTCAGTTAAGATCTCAAGATACGGAGGAACAGGACTTTCAGGAACACCAGTTAATTTCGCGTATCCTTCTGCATGTGACGGTGGGCGCGGATATACACCATTCTGCGCTGCCATCTTGTAGAGATTATCACAGCATGCTGTCTCTGGGTTTGCCTCACGCCACATTTGATCAGCAATTGCGAAATATTGTTCAGCGGCGGCATAGTCGTTAGTAACGACATACCATTCGTTTGATTCAGGTATAACTTGCGCGCCACCCAATACCGTCGATGAGAATTGATTCTTAATCTGATCGAACAGTTGTTTAGGGTCCGGCCTAGGAATGACGCAGGACATCAGTTCCATACCCATGTATCGGTACTGTAAGTACCGGAAAGGTTAACTGTTCGACGAACGGAACGCAACATAACTGTGATCGTGACATCAACTCGAGAACGACCTCGATATACTACATCAACATCAACGTCGTCAGCTATCTCAAGGATAATCAATTTACCTATATCGCTACGGATAGCTGCGCCGATTGCCTTGACTCCATCTAGAATCTTAGCATACGCTTTCTCAGCAACATTGTAGACACGGGTTCCGATATAAAGTCCATCGTCTCTGTAACTCTCAGACCAGTGTCCATAAGTTCCAGCAGGCGTTGCACACTTGATATCGCTTCTTGCTCGCGTATTAAGAATATTCAAAATAAGACTTCGAATCCAATCCTCATTAGCAATCGTTCGACCTTCTGTCTTATCAATATACTGAAGTCCTGGTATAGAGCATTCCGCTCCACATAGATTATACCGGCCACAGGAATCCATTGTGGTCCAGAATATACGACGATTCCCTTCCGTACCAGTTAGGCAATCTGTATCATTCATTATCGTCATCCTTAGCCTCGGCTTGTTTACTGCCTTCGAAGCCAGGAATGGTTTCCTTACCTGATACAACTTGAGGTGTCTTGACGAGCTTATTGACAACCAGCTCGCCCTCGATAATTACTTGACTAGCACGAATGTAAACCTTATCTCCCTTGACTTCGAATTCACCTTTCTCACCAACCGCAAACTTATTCTTAGTCAGATGGGCAAGTGAATCGCTAAAATCTAAAGCAAACGTATCATCTGTCGGATGCTGAACACCACCGTGGCCTTCCATCCAACGTCGTTGCTTATCTTTAGGAATGGTAAGCAATGCCATCTTCAATGTGGTGTCGGATGAGGAAGCAAGAAGCATAACCTCAGTATTAAATTTCTCTTTGACGTTAAAAGAGACACCTCCAATATTCAGAACAGCAGCTTCCTGATCTTCAGTATCAGTTCCTCGTACTTTAATAATCGAACCTGCATTTTTGATGTATTCTTGCTTACCCCAAACATGACGTTCCGTACCGTCATTTATATCTCTTGAACGCTCACGATAACGAGTAAAGCTGGTCATGTAGTCTCTCCGAACCACGGCGGTAAAGTAAGGGGTGGTGGACTCGGAGGGTTCTCCGGTTCACTCTTTGCCATTTGTTCTAAAGATTCAGCAGCAGACATGAAAGGCATAACAGATAAATCTAACGGTGACCACGCATCTGGGAATTGTCCCTCCGTCATTGTTATACCAGATTGAGATTTACGTGCAGATCCCGTATTGAAATTGATACTGCTAAGTCCGAATCCACCCGCTGCACCATCTGCACCTCCAGAAGGCGGCGGAGATAAGGTTAGTTTAGTCTTGATTGTCTTATCATGATTCACAGTGTATGTCAATTCAGTACATTCAAATACATCAAAAATACCTTCGGGCGGTACTTCGACATAGTGCATGTTACCAATATCCCACGGACCACCTTCAGACTGAACATGAAATACTTCAATCTCAATCTTCTTACCTTTGGCAGCTCGCGCATTCATTTCAAATCGAGCACGGCGTTCTAACGTCTTTTCATCAGCATCCCCATTATGTTGAACAATATGGGGTACGAATGATTTCATCTTCTTATTTTCCATCTCCTTGTGAGTCTTCAGAACAGCTTTCTCGCCCCATATCTTTTTCTTAGAACGCTGACCCTTCACTTTAACCTTTGACTTCTGTTCCTCTTCGGATTGCTCTGCAGAAAACTCCAGAATATTAATTCCGAGGATCAAAGGATCGCCGCTCTGTCCAGCGCAACCGTCTGTGACACACAATTTTCCCTCACGGGTCTCATACATGAAATAACAATTTTCAACTGCAACACGATTGAGTTCGTCCACCACACGGGATCCATCGCGAAAGCGCATCTTATCCAGCTTAATAGTTTCACCCTTCCAATCGAGTTGTACTTTGAAAGGCTCAATCAATTTCTCGCAGACTTCTTTAGTTGTTGGCTTCAACATATTAGTAGTTGGATGTTGATGCGAACTATCGATCAGACGTTTGGTCTTACCCCGGGCTGTGAGTTTAATTGTATATTCTTCTGGCCCAATATTGGTAGACATCGAAGTTCCAGCTTTACCGGTATCTTTTTCTTTAGTTCCAGCTCTACCTTTCTTTGATCCCGTTCCTTTTCGTTTATCAACAGTTCCAGTGAAAGCAAGTTGCCCAACGATATAAACCAATATCTCTGCGCCGGCTACTGCCGCTCGAACCATTGGACCCGATGGCATAGCACCAGCAAAGATAGTGACTGATAAACTTCCAGTCATCTCTTCTTTGCTACGTTGCAAAGTCATCTCGGTCCACGTAGTGAGCTCGGAACCGCCAACGGTAATCACAACGGGTTTCATGTTGGAGAAACCGCTCTAACTAGGCGACCGAAACGTCCATTCGCGTCAATTATATTTCTGGGCTCAAGATCCCTGTGACGTTTCGAATCGTTATAGATTACGTAGGCTGCAACTAACGGATGAACTCCACCATGGAAATTAACTGTTATCAGACCAGGCAGACGATAAGAAAGATCGTTCATCATTTTCTCAAAATTAACGATGTACTTTCGCAGCTCAAGATACAGAGCATTGTCACAGATACTGTAAGCGACTTTAGCTTCATCTTCGAGAACAGCAGACACAATATCCATTGCTGCTTTTGTTGCTTGAACATTTGGATACTTACGAGCCATTGCAGTCTCAGACATTGCAACGCCAGTCAATACACGAAATCGACTGTACAAAGAATTCTCTACCGCAGCCGCACCTCCAACAATTGGAAGTGTACTTGTGACTGCGCCCTTATTGGCAAGCTTTCTCAATATCCGCCATCTTGTCTCAGGATCTTGAACATTGTAGGTGATTCCATTGACCCCAGAAGTGAGCGCCTTATCAACAGCCTCTGCAGACATCGCCAACCCAGGATCGCCAGCCACTTCTTTCATCTTCAGAGCCACACGCCACTGGGACGAACTTGTATCCGTAGTAAATGTCTGAACCAAGGCATCGTGTGTTGACGTAATAAGAGATTGAGCAGAATCTACAATATCAACAATCCATGGATGCGCTATTCTTATCGGAGTATAATCTCGTCTAAATGATTCAGAACTGATAGCAAGAACCGCTCCAGAGATGAGTCCAAATAGAGATCCGCCAAGTCCAGTACCAACAGGATTAGCCTCGACGAATTCTAATTCAGCAGTTGTCTCACCTTCTCCTTCTTCCAGTTTGTCGCTAACCTTAACTTTACGACAAGCAACAAGATGTGTCCCACGAGTAGGATGAACAAGGATACCAGGCTGCGGACTTTCACAGACTGCGAATAGAGCCTGACTATCCCATACATGATCATCTTCTCTGAATGCCGCAGTAAGATTAAAAACTCGTATCTTGCGACCGAGATCTGCATATGCAGTATCTTCGCCGAATGGGAACTCTCCTTCGGCACCACGACGTCCGCCTTCAACATCGGCTTCAGTGCAAAGGAACCCCACTCCCTTGAAGGAAGCAGGAACAACATCCTTGCCAATTGCACAGGCGCTTCTAGACATTAGTCAGCAGGCCTCGCACCTTTGTCACCGGTCTGAGTTACACCGCTGACGTTGATATGAGCACTTAAATTAAGATTAGCTAGACCAGCTTTAATAGTTGTTATCGCAGTAGATCCAAATATACCACCGCCCTCCGCAGCTCCAGCAGTGATCGCTGAATTAGCATTGGTTCCGAAATTATTTCCACCTTCGACACCCGCTTGTTTAAGTGTCTCAAAAGTCGCTTCAAATTTAGTTGGGACATTCAACATATCGGTGACCCAGTTACCACCAGTCGCTTTGAAATCATCAAGTGTTGTCTTAAAATCTGGTACCCAATTAGGTGCAACTGGACTATCAAAAGGTTTTCCAGCATCAATAGGTTTTGGAGATGTTGGAGATGGAAATCCAGGTTTACCTAATCCCCATTTATCTGGAACTTTGAAGGTACCAATACTTGCCATCATAGTTGTTATCGTCACATTCGCGTTATGAATATCTTTCAATAATCCGGCAGTACCAGCTTTATCGCCTCTACGCATTGCTTCATCGATCTGTGCCTGTCTTTTTTCATTAAGACTTCTGCCATAGTCAATTAATTTCTGAACTTCTTTTTCAGTACGAGACATAACAGGTTTATCTGCTATAGCACGAAGTTGTGTCTCTTCTAATGCTTTTGCTGCTGCTGCTTTTCCTTCAGGTGAAGTATCTTCTACTATATTGAATTTCTTTGCAAGCGCAACACCAACTTCCCACAATTTAAGAGCACCTTTATATAACAATTCAGCACTTAATTTTGATGGAGTAAGAAGAGTATCAAGGGTATTCATACCCATAGTTACTGCTTTTCCAAGTTGCCCGTAATCTTTTGTTCTAATAGCCTCTTCGATCACAGCTATCTTCTTATCTAATCCAATAGCCTGAGCTACAGAATCTCCAGCATCTTGAGCTCTAGTCTCTAAAGTTGTTTTGAGTTTCTCTAACTGCGCAGTCCAAGCACCGGCAAAGATTGCTTTAGGATCCTGTTTTAGAATATCTTTACCTTGTTCGATAGCACCCCGAGCTTGTGCATGACCAAATATAGTATCAGAAAGTGCAGTTCGAGCCGTAGCAGCCATTCCTGGGAACATAGAATCCATAACAGATTGAATCTTCGAACGAAGCGGCGCACGAGCTTCTGCAATCTCTTCCGCAGTTCCACCTTCTTCTTTAACTTGTCTTGCACGTTCCTCGGCTGCCTTAGCCTCTACCTTCGTAATACTTTTCTTTGCATCAGCTTCTATCTTGGGTAGAACATATTTAATTATCCACCCGAATGGATCACGCTGACGGAATTCGGCATCAATAGGTTTCTGAGATCCGAGCACCATACCGGCGCCTTGACCCGCCTTAACCTTACCCTGAGGATACCTCTTACTTGGTGCAGTTCTTATAGGTGTTCCACCTTCAAGAAGACCAAGTCCAGAAAGAGCTCGATTCAGAGCCTTATTATCTACTGTGCCACTCATAGAACGCACAGCTTGATAAAGCTCATTTGCTACACGAACACCTCTATCTCCAGATGAAGAAAGCAATCGAGCAAGAGCTTCTGGCTGCATAGTGAATGCCAGTGTCTTCAAATTGGCAAGTGTAGTTCGAATCCTTTCGGAATCAAGTAGAGGATTCATAGCCTTAGCAAGCGCCACACCTTCAAAAACACGCAAACCGTCTTTGGATAATTGTCCTGCGGCAGTTGTCAGATCACCAGACGCAATATTGAGACCCTTAACAATAACCGCAAGATCTTTGATAGCTGCTTCTTTAGTTACATCCGGACCACCTAAAGCATAAGCAAGAGGAAGAAACTTGTCAGCAATAACAGGAGCAATATTTGCGGCAGCCGTAGCTCGCTCTGTTGCATTCTTTCCACCGACGTCACCGAGGATGCCCGTTATGAACATCTTCATGTCGGCTTTAGACATGCCTAAAGCACGATCACCTTCGGCATATTTATCAACAGCAGCCTGAATAATTGGTTGCTGTTCTTTTGTCGCCGCCATCCGCATCATAAGATCGGCGCGGTCTGCTTTAGCTCCTTGCTGTCCGACATATTTCAAAGCAGCCGCAGCCGCATATGCAGCAGCCGCCACAGCCAGAAATGCGGGATTGATAGCGGCAAGGCCCCCCATTAGGCCGAACCCCATACCTCCCCCGGCTCCAGCACTGGCTCCCTGCATCGCAGTGCCGAAAAAGCTTCTACCGCGAGAACCACTACCTCCACCTCGACTACGGGGTCCACCTCCATGAGGAGGAAGGCGAGGAGGTTGGTTACCGGAGTAGTTCACACGGACATTGATAGGTCGTCTAGCAGAATTTCGTAGAGTACTAATTTGACGTTGAGCCTGACTAAGACCCTGCGTACCAACTCTAATATTCAACGAGGTAGAAACTTTCTTTAAATTACCTAAAGCACGAGTAAGATTATTAACCTGTCTCGTTGCGGCAGAAAGCCCTGTTATGTCTATTCGAATTGTTCGAAGAGATCTCGCAGTAGCCTGAAGCTTCTTCAGCTCGGAATTAATCTTCCGGATCTGAGACGTAGATTTGTCTTTGACCTCAAGAGTTGCGCGCTCGGTAAAAGAAGCCACTACGGCTTGCCTCCGGCTAAAAGAATCCTGTTACGGATCTCTCGCTGATGAACTTTAGAGAAGTTACTAATTCGAGTAGTCAACTGACCGATAGTCAGAGGTCGTAGATCTCCGGCCGAGGCGGAATAGTAACGATATTCTTCTACTCGGTCTGCGACTCGTCCGGCGACCCTAAAAAACGCGGAGTCACAAGTTTAGCGATCGTGACACCGTCGGCCACAGTGATTTGTGATGTAGCCCACGATGGGAGAGCCAACATTCCAGGTGGCTTACCTATCGTTGAAATCAACATTGCTGTCTGGTTAATACTATCGGGAGCTGACATAACATCTTCGATATCCCCATAAGTCTTAGCAAGGAACTCGAGTTCAGTTATTGGATCCTTTCCCTGTACAGGAATCGGAGTACCAAGCTCATAGACGATAGATGTAGAAATCCCATCGCCTTCCCGAATAATCTTACCAGCCTCCCCTTCGTCGTTATCAAGATATGTCGTCAACATACGCGCATCAGGGATAGGCATTTCTATTACGTCATCGACCCCAATTGGAGTCGTAGAGCCGTTGACGTAATAAGATACCTGTTTAGCAAGACGTAATCTACGCAGTCGACCCTCGAACGTCTTCGGCTTCTTCATGTTTTGCGCTTCGACAATATAGTCCGCAAACGCTTGAAATGAAAGCCTATTGACGACAGCCCCATCGATGATCTTATCACGCAACTGCCAGGGTGCAGGCAGAACTAATTTCTCACTAGCCATAGAAACTCCTACGCGGCGACGGCGAATGTCGGCTGAACCACATCAGGTGTCGGCTCGAGAGTTCCCGCCGGCAGCATTTCGTCGATCTCCTTAAAGGAAATTGTCATCTCGACTTCATGGCTATCGGATTTGGTATCTCCCGTTCCAGTCCCTTTCGAAGCCGAATACACAAGACCGTTGTAATATTCGACCTGAAGGTTGACGTCACTACAGCCCTGATACATCGAAAGAGGAACACGAAGATCGCGAATAACTTTGATCTCGACCTCCGGATTGGTGGGCTGCCGTTTAACGTATCCGTGAGGCATAGCCTCATTGTTGAACGCACACAGTCGCCATGTCGGAAGATCTTCCGACGAAAGCTCGTGACTGATGGGTCCGTAGACTGCGTCGGTGTCGCAGTCTCGGAATGAGATAAGAATATTCTTTACACCGACTTGATTCTCGCAGGTAATGGGAGCCTCCTATGGTTAGCCGACTGCGCGGCAGTTGCAAGATTCTTTATTCCGTGTTACACTATGCACAGTTAGATATTTGAGGAAACCATGCACAACTTCATAGACCTTACTGGACAGAAGTTTGGACGACTTACTGTTATCAAAAGAGCTCCTAATAGTCTTTTCAGACAAGCGCAATGGGAATGTCAATGCGACTGCGGAACCCTTAGAACTATAGACAGTAGTTCTCTTAGAACTGGTCATACCAAATCCTGTGGATGTTTTCGACAAGAAAATACTCGGAATATGAAAACTAAACATGGTGATTCTGGTTCTATCGAGCACGGAGCATGGCACGCTATGATACAACGATGTACAGATCCTACACTGAAATCGTGGAAGAACTACGGAGGACGTGGTATTTCAGTGTGTGAAGAATGGCGAAATGATTATCTCGCCTTTCTTTCGTATGTTGGACGTCGCCCATCTCCGAATCATACTATCGACCGTATTGATAACAACGGTAATTATGAACCTGGAAACGTAAGATGGGCGACGTGGGAAGAACAAGCCTACAATAAGGATCGTTAATAAGGACGATCGCAATTTGTAAGCAAAGAAGGTTTTGCGTTAATTATGATGTTCGTAATGCGGACCGGCGGACGATAGACAAAGTCGATCCAGAGCTTGCCAGGGATACCCTGGCACTTCGGAGCAACTTCGAAGTCCGTCATCAGCTTGATATCCTTATCGATATCCTCGAACTCAGAGAAGAGAATACCGATCTGCGATTTGGCCCAAGCGCGGAACGCGCCGAGGATAAGCTTCGGGTTGGTACCACGGACACCAGCGGGGATAGTTGTATTCTTGGTATAGAGACCAAGACCCAGAACACGCCCGAGAGTGAGCGCGGCCTGATCCGCAGTTGCCGCTGCGAGGCGACGGCTGCTGACAGCCCACCATGTGGCGTTGAAGCGGCCCTTCTCGTCGTAACGATTATTCGTTACGTCGTTGACAACCATCGGACTGGTCATCAGACCAGTGCCGCCCTGAAGCGGAACCGTCACAACGAAGCCAGACTCTTGAAGAATCTGTTGCTCTTCGAATGTGAAACACTGGAAGCAGCTCTCCGGTTGAATGAGGCATCCCAGAACACCAAAGTTCGGTCCCTGAATGTTCATCTCCGGATGGTCGATAGTCGCACAGCACGAGTGCGCCGCGTATGCTGCTGCCTTCTGCCAACCTGCAATCGGGTCGGCGTAGCAATGAGCAATACGACTAACCTCGGCCGAATTGGTATCAGAAGCAAGAACCTGACCCAACGTACCGTAATTGTAGGTGTAGCCGTGACCGAAGCATTGGGGCTTCGAGCAGTCCCAAGCCGATGCAATATAAGCAATCATCGCATCCTGCCAATCGTCGTTGGCATAAAGCATCGCGATGCAGCAGTAGCAGCACTCGCCCAGAATCGCCTGATAGTCCGGCACCACGAAATCGATATGGGTACCCTCAGTAACCAAGGCAACTTCCGCCTCGATGCCGACCGGAGCATAACCACGACGCTGATGCCAATTGTAGATGATGTTGATGGCATTACCAACCGTGCCGGCGTTCTTCGCCGTCAGGGTAACAACACCGCCGGCTGCAACAGCTACGAAAGGCAGACCAGGAGTAGCGTTGAGATCAGTTGCCACATTGGTGGCAACTACATCCGCCGTATCGCCCTCGTACACCCGAGTCGAGGTGTTGTAGCGACCGTCGACCAAGAACAGATCTGCGCGCCCATCAGTGGTTGCCACACCAGTAAAGGTCACCGCATACGACGCTTTCTGATCGGCGCCAACGCTGGCATCCTTGTGCGGCAGAGCATAGAACTCCATCACACCTTCAGGACAGCACAGAAATGCTGTTCTGAGACCTTCTGCAATGATGCTGCCTTCGCCGAACAGCAGATCAACGTCTTTCAGAGACGGCATCTTGATCAGCTCGCCGTCTTCCGCTACACCGGTGTCAAGCATCTGGCCTTCGACCAAGATACGGCACCGATTGGGGTAAGCATTCAAAGAAGGATCAAAGCAAATCCGGATTGCACCGGACCGCAGACTGTCGATTGACATAAATCAATCTCCTTGTGAGTGAGTGTCCGGTACCGGACGGTTTACGCAGCAGGCTTCGGGGGAGTATAGGTCGGCGCAGCCGCTTTCGATTTCGGCTTCTCGTCGCCACCCTGGACGTCGAGGTCTCCCCATACCTTAACAAGCCGGCGGATATATGGGGTATCGGGAACAGGAACAAACTTATCCTGAGGAATTACTTTCCCCTGGAAGAAGGCCTTGCGGCCTGGTTTGGTACGAACGTAAATCATGGCCATCGGGCTCTCCTATGGACAGGGATCTTCACACGGGACGGGATCGAAACATTCTGGCACACAGCATTCAGAAGCTGGAGCACAGAGATTAAACTGGATACCGTCTATTATCCAGTCTGGTGGAGAATTTACACAAGCCTTCCAATTGATAGAAGCTATGAAATTGAATGTCAATGTCACAGCTAGATGGTCTGCTTCTGTATTTAAGGTTCGATAAGCAATTCGAGCACTTCGTGGCGCCTGCCAAGTCGCCATATGTGTCAGAAGTTTATCACGAATCGCTTCGTAATTGTAATAACTCCAGAAAGGCGCCTCAGTTCCATTAGCACGTTTATATTTCTCAGGAGGTAACCAAAATTCAACTATAAAATGATCGACAATCTCAAATTGACTCTGTCTTGATTTATCGCTCTGATCACCAACACTACGAACAAAAGCAGTTACGACTAAAGGAAGAGTTGGAATATTCTCCTTCGTTACTGTGCTTTCAGAAACCGCCATTGCGCGGCCACCAAGCTCAGGAAACCATTCCGCGATTGCCATTGCAAGAGCAGGCAAGAGACGAGTCTCAACCTTAGGAAGCGAATCTCTAGGCGTAATAGCATCCATCAGCGAGACCATCCAACCCATTTAGATGAACGTCTCTTAGCAGCTTCGATACCCTCCTGCAGAGCATTATCCGACATCTTACGACGCTGCATTTTGCGCGTACCGTGGCGCAGATATCCTGAATATGGTCGATTGCTACTGATTTCTACGCTATCGTTTGTCACCCTTGTTCTAATAGATGCTCGCAACGCACCTGTTCGGACCGCAGGATACTGACCAGGCCTCGACGCGGGAGGATAACTTCCCATCTTTTTGAAAGCCTTTTCAGACTCTCTAGCTACCGCGTTAAGCCATCGTTTAAAGGCCCGCTTGTCATATTTAGCTTCGAATGGCGCCCATGCTTTGAAACTAATCTCGATCATAGAGTTACCTGCATACGTTCAGGATTGAGGTTACTCTCTGTCGGTTTAGCAAGCTCGCTGCTCTCTATTAGATGGCATTCGAGCATTACCGTTCCTCGTGGTTCATCAACAAAACCTAATACCTTATACCAACGAGGAGGACTCTTAAAAAATTCCTCATAGATCCAAGCCGCTGAACTGTAATCGATGCCTAGAGCAGATCGAACTCGAATTCGATGCGTTCCTCTTGTTGCTAACTCCTTGATTGCATAACCCATCTCTGACACAAACGAAGGCAGATGTTGCTGATGCTCGATCTTCGCTCTAGTCCACACCACAGCTTCGCGGCGCAGATCCATTCGATCCGAAGACACAACAACATCCTTCATCGTGCAGATTGCAACACGATGCTTAAATTCGCTGATCTTGACCCTAGCCATTTAGAATGCCTCGGGATCGAATTGACGCCAAGATTCCAACGCACCGCTAACTAGAGCAATGTTGTTGGTACCGATGATCGCTCCGCCACGGGCAGAAAGAGTGTTGCGCATGCTAAGAACTTCATCACCAGGATGCTCAACAACCCAGGCAATGAACTGAAGAATACCAAGTAGAACTCCAGCAGGAACCTGGGCGGCACAGGAGAATCCAGCTCGGTACATGATTCGGAGTCCATTTGTTGCCACCGCGCACGGGTCGCAGCAATTGCTCATATCTGGGTTGTAGAAGAAACGTGATTGCATCCTCACTTTACGAGTATTCGGAGTAATGTGAATAGTCTCGGGATTACGATTATCTCCATAGACGTAGACTATTCCATCACTCGACGCATACTTGAGTTTAACGATATGATATTCATGCCCAGGCCGACGCTTCGGCATAGGAATAATCTCACTGAGTATCTTCTGTTTGTTAAGAGTAAGACCAGTATAGAATTCTGCAGCCTCAACAGCCGCCCTGCGATAAAGACGTAGTTGTTCATCAGTCACACCTGGGACATCATCTGTCTTGGTATGCTGACGAATAATATCCATACTCAGATACTGATCCCAATCGACGCCAGTCTCCTCACCCTCTCTGATAGGATCAATACGATCGGGAGTTGGGGTAAGAGTATAGGCGGAACTACTCAACATCAGCACTTACTCATTCGAATATCGAAGCAATCGATCTTGTCATAGCAGACACAGTCACAATCGATCGCGTTCATCTTCGAAGTGAGACGCCACACTTCGCATTGATCGGCGTTCGGCGCAACCTTGATTGCGACGTTAACAAAATAATGTTGGTAGTTAACAGTCCAGCTCTCGACGCTGACATGTGGTGTTTCTACCATATCCTCAGAATCGTAACTTCCGACACCGATCAGAACTTCGAAAGTTGAAGTTTTGTTGGTCTCGTCAGTAGCTGTGATATAGAAACGATCTGGACCGTTGTATCCACCTTGGGGAGTGTAGGTGAACGTTCCATCCGTATTGATAGAAACGACACCATGTTTTGGTCCATAGAACGGGACGGACTTAAAAGTCAACGTACCTCCGTCTGGATCCACAATCTTGGTATTGAAATCTTCATTCAGTGGCGGCGATGGAACATCGAACGCTACATTGGCTCCGTCAACCTTTACAGGCGCGCCGGAAATAATACCGCACGCGGCCATCTGTTCCAGAGCGAACTGAGGTTCACAATGTAACCGACCGATGGGAACTGCCCACGGGGCATAATTGATCGTAAGCCGTGACGTTGTTCCGGGTCTCAGAGCGACCTGCTCACAGCAGCAGACCTGACACGAATCACGAATAGCGTCGTCTACATTGAACTGGAGCATGGGATTCACCTCTAAAGTAGAAGGGTCCCCTCCCTACTCATACTTTGGGGGGCGGGAGTAGAGAGGGGTCATCTCACCTACGGTACGACGGGCGCAACGCAGGTGAAACAGGGCGGTGCGGCAAGAGCAGTCGAAGTCCCGGGGCCGCAACCCGGACGACAAGTAACCGGAATCATTGATTCCTCCTCTATGAGCCACCGGCAGATTTGAGCCACGACGGTGCGGGCGGTGGTATCTCCGCTGTTTCAGTGCCGGGCTCTTCGATTGTTGGTTTCCAAGGAGGAGAAACAGGCGCTGCCTGGGGCGCTGCCTGGGATATTGGCTCTGCGGGTACTGAAGGAGGGGCCGAACCCTGGGGAAGGGGTGCAGCATAACCCGCACGCAGCAAGTAGTCAGCAATAGCAGTATCAAGCTCAACAACCATTGTGTCGAGTTCCCATTCGATCCGTACAATATCAACGCGAAATGAGGGTCGATACTCGAACCACTGAGTCTCTTTGTTCTTTCCACTGACGCGAAGCATACGAACCGTCAGAGTGTCACTGTCTTCGGCCATTCGGTCAGTCTCCGTTTGAATCGATTTAGTCTAGACCTGGTAGCCATATAGAGATCGAGCTTCACTTCAGCAAGCTTATCATCTAAAGTATCAACTTCTTGAACAATAACAATCTGACCTTTTATATCAGACATAAAACTGATCGTATGCTCAGGACGTTGCGAAACCAATCTCATGCTTAACGTCGGAAGCATCGTAGGCCGGCCATTAAGAGCAACAGCATTGGTATCAAGAACGTAAGGAGAAAATTGACCGCACCCGAATTCTCTTGCCCAGACATACAAACGTGCGAGACCTGTATCGGGAGGAAGAGCAGCTCGGACGACTATCTGATCGCCCGGCTGCACCTTCACCGCCTTGGTAGCAGTTCGTCTCACCTGGGACCGGAGAGAACAGCAATAACGGTAATGCGACCAGTATCTCCACTGACCGCAAATACCTTAACAAAGGCGTCTGGTCTACAGGGAATGGTAGCCGTGCAGACCGTACCCGCCTTTGTCCCGACAGGAAAGATAATCTGAGACTTCGGGGCAGCTATCTGTCCTGGCATCGCACACATCATAACTTCCGGAATGTCGGAAGCATTGGCAACGTCTCCCATACAGTTGTCTGTAGGGAGAGGAGGTGCTGACCTGACCTCAAACACAGCATCGGCAGTGATATCAGAATCAACATTGAAGGTAAACGAGAACCCGTTATGTTGTCTGATATCAATTCCAGGGTTGACTGGTCCAGCAAGAGCGGACCAGGCGATAAGCCCTTGATGCTGAGAAGCGATATTCAAGTTCATGGCAGCTCCTTAGCGGGGACCTCCGAGAACAGCCACAGCAAGAACTGTCGCTGCTCCGGTTCCGACCAGTTGAATGAAGGCGTCCGGCCGGCACGGAAGGGTAGCCGTACAAATGGTTCCCTTCTTGGTTCCGGACGGGATAACGAATCCGGTGGTCGGATCCGGCGGACCGAATTGCATGCAGGTAAGCGTCTCCGGCACGTCGGTGAATGCACCGGGAACGCAAGGATCCGCATCACTGGCAGGAGCCGACTGAGCCTTGAAGACAGCATCGGCAGCAAGGTCCGCCGTTGTCTCGAAGGTAAAAGCGAAGTTGATATGTTGACGGATGTCGATCGGACGACCCGCCGTTCCAGTCCAGGCAACGATGCCGTTGTTCTGGCTCGCCACATTGATATTCATGAGAACCTCTGCGAGTTGACTTGATTAGGCGGACGGAGCAGCAGCCTTCGGCGAAGCAGCCTTCGGCTCCGCTGTCTTCTTGGGTGAGAACTCTCCCGTATGAGCCACCCGTCGAAACGTCTCATTCGAGATGTGCCAACCGGCGTTTACGGTCTGGTTCCAGCGGACCGGAGGAACCTCACGTTTCACTTCCGTGACCTGCCCCTCACTGACCTTAGCTTCTTTAGCCATCGTAACCTCCTGATTGATGTCACCCAATGGTATGGATAACACTCAACGGTAAGTTGGGATCACCCGACGGTGAGGATCCGGGCGGCGGGGCAGCAAGCAGTGAAGCCGCCGTCTTCGGCACCGAAGACGTATTTGACGCACCACGCGGTGGACTGACCTTCCCACTGCTCCATCCACAGCGAACGCTTGTTTACCATGTAGTAAGCCTGAGACCAGCTGCCGGCAGCGACAAGGAAGTCGCCAGCGGTAAACGGATTGGCAGCAGAACCCTTGGTCAGGCCTGCGGTCGGATCCGGCAGACAGTTGGAAATGCGGATGTTCTCGCGCACATCGTTCGGAGAGTAGGTCATCAGACCGTCACCGAAGATAAAGCGTCCGTTGCTGTCAACCTGCGCTGCCAGATACGCAAACATGTTCTGGTGCATCACAGCGGTGACGGGTCCGTACTCGACGGGCGAACTGGCGTAGAACAGACGGAAGTCAATGTGATTGAAAGCCGCCGGTACCGATGTCGACATCTTGGTGAAGCACTGGGCATTCAACCAGCCGAGCGGCTCGTTGATGCCATCGCCGACCATCAAAGCACGGTTGCGATTGATGCGATAGGAACGCGCCGCCGCACGGAACATGAAATCCAGAAGCGGATAGTTGGCCTCCTGGAGCACCTTGCGCTGGAAGCAGAACACGCCGCGGAAGTCGGACACCGCGCCCGACTTGAACTGGATATTGCCTTCCGGCCCGTATTCGGCGTCGCACTTCGCATCGCAGTCGTACTTGCCGATCTGACCGTAGTCCATAACCTGCGGGTACATGAACTGCGACTTGCTGACCGTCACACTACCGTAGAGATCCAGCAGCTCAGCGCACTCGATAATACAGTTCACCTCGATCCCGAGCAGCTCGGGCGAGAAGAACGCACTGTCGAGAGACGACGCTTCGAATGCCTTGCGCTCGATCTCACTCAGTGAACGAACGACCTTCTGTTTCGACTCGATGCCGACCTGCATCATCTTCCGAACGGCGGAACGATAGGCGCTCGCGTCGATCAGATTGTTCATGTCGGGCTTGAAGTCGTCTTCCGAGCCGCCCTTGAAAATATGAGCGCGCTTTTGACACTCGACGCCAGCCTTGCGATCAGACTCGACAAGGTCATTCCCGCCTTTGATGATCGGAGCATCAAGTTCCTTCTTCACCTGGTCGAGAGCCTGGGTGAGGGCCTGCTGCTGCGCCACGAGGGCGGCGTATTCTTCGGCGTGCTTCAGAACCGTCTTCTTCAGTTCGTCGCTATCGGCCTTGACGGTACCGAAGTGGTTCGTCAGGTCCTTGTACTGCTGCTCAGTCTCCGACCGATTCTTGGTCAGCAGACCAGTGATGTCGCCGAGCTCCTTGCTCAGAAGAGCAAGAGCCTCCTCAGCCGCTTTCTTGTCGACTGGGGCTTCCTTCTTCAGGTACATGCCCCGCGTCACAATGGCGGGACTTGCCATAAATTTGGTCTTCATCTGATGTCTCCTTCTAGAGCATCGATTTGATGCGGGCGAGTTGATCGCGAACTGGTTGCAGCAATTGTACATCCAGCAGGGGATGCTCGTCACCAGGCTGCTCAACCAAAGGTTGTTGCCTGTCTAGGAACAGATGCGAATTCGCTTTCAAGTAGTTCGCCAACTTGTGCGCGTCGCGCCTGCCTCGACACAGCCCATTGGCTACAAGAGCCTTCTCGAGCTGTGACATCGTATCGTGATTCTTGATAAAGGTCATCTCTGCCTCGAGCTGGGCAGGGAAAACCACAACGGAGACTTCCATCAGGTCACCGGACTTGATGAGAAGGTATTCTCCGTCTTCAGACTTCTCTTCGTCCACGTATTCGAACTGGTCCAGCGTGAAGCCAACGCTGAAATTGAGACCACCATTCTGAAGAGCAACCTCGTGAACGTCTTTAACATAACTGACATTCAAATTCAATTGACCTTCGATCTCGAGATTGTCGCCCACTGTCTTGAGCTTCGAAATCACACCAGCAGGTTTGCTCCAATCGTGATGAGCAAGAAGCTTCACACCACGAGGACCAGTCAGACCCTTCTGCCTGATGGACTTATCAAAGGCTCCCTTGAGAACCTTGTGACCATAAAGGTCAACGGATGGAGTACTCGCAATGCCAGCGAAGAATCCCTCAGGTTGATTCTCCAGCTTGGTCTTCGCGAGTTCCATCGAAAGATCGAGATTGATCTGATCACCAGACCTGTACTTCTCATTAGCCTTGGTGATCAGGTCACCGGACTTAAATTTCTGGGCCATAGCTCTGTCTCTCAGTTTACGAGCTTGAGCGGGGGAGTTGATTTGTCGATATCGTCTGCTACCGGCTTGGCTTCAGGTTTGTCTTCGCCGGGCGTGGTATCGCCATCAGTCGGGATCGGCGTAGACGTAGTCGAACCAATTAGTTTCGGGAGATCCGGATCCGGCTCGAATCCGAGGATCTCTCTCTTCTCGTCGGTGGTAAGGAAGTTAACATGGCTGAGGGTCTGTCCGAGTTTGGCTCGTCCCTCCCACAGAGCAGGAATCGCATCATAATCAAAAGCCACCCGAGAACCGTAAGGGCAGATACAAGCACTGAGACCCGCACTAAGCGGAGCAATATAATTGGGGACCACAGTATCCTGCCATAGCGCCAGACGGGATTGCTCATAATTGTTTGAATATTTTGCGGAATCGGCATTGCTCAGACCCAACAGTGCGATCGGAACACCAAAGACACCTGCGATGATACGAGTCATATCGTCCAGCGGTATCTTGGAATGGATATCACCCATCTTGTTATCAAGCGTATGAACTTCGATCTTCGTGTTGTAGAGGAAAAGAACAGTTCCGCCGTGTTCTTCACCAGGACCAGCAGATTCAAGATGCTCTTTGAGCGCCTCGACCTGTTGCTTTGTAAGAGTCTTATCCGATGTAACCACATACTTAATATTGGGATGACCGTCTGCAGTGTCGAGCGCACGTTGCATCAGACACTTGATAATCATCAGTGGAATCATCAACGACTCGATAGCCGCTGGCGACTTATTATATTCGACTAGACCAGAGAGGCTCGGAAAACTGATCTCAGCAGCATAAGCTTCTCCGGGAGAAGCCTTGCGCTTTGAAGGATAACGCTGTTCTTGCTGCGTTCCTTCGCCATAGACATAAGTGTCAATCGTGCCGCGAGAATTCGGAACCCCTTTCATGTACTTGGTAGCAAGAGGATAGATCCCGTTCGGAAGCCCACCTGTACCAATGCCCACTTTGAAATGAACGCGGGAATAGAGCATCAGATTCAAAGTCATCCAATAGCGCATATTCTCCGGAGTAAAGTTATCATTCGGAGACTTCAGAAGGCTATTGATCGCCTTGATCTTTGCGGGCGGAGCCTGCTCGCTCTTCGGAACAGTCGGATCGGCTTCACAGAACCAAGGAATAGCTTGGGCGCTAGAGGCAACAAGGTGCGTCACACGATATAGCTGCGGGATGCTGCGCTGCGCCTCTTCCGCTCCCATAATCGCCGCAGAAGACACAAGGCGGATCGGTTGTCCCGAAATCGTAAAGATCGGACTTACCGGTTCTTCGGCTATCTCCCGTTTTGGCGGCTTCTTAACTAGGTGGTTAAAAGGCCACATGCTAGACTTTGCGCCTTGCTGAGGAAACCTGTTGAGTCGAAGCCGGAGTGCTAGAAGCAGTGCGGGCCTGGAGCGACTTGCTCTTGATACTCACGGTTGTCTCTGCAGGCCGCGTATTCGGAACATGAGACACGCCCACGCTCCGATGTCGCTGACCTGTAGCATACGAATTTGAAAACGACTTACCACACCCACAACCCAAAGTACTCTCCTATCTACCAGAGCTTCACAACGCCGCCGAAAGGATCGTCATCATTAGCAGGATTGCTGATAACATCCTCTAGCGCGTAACGAGAACTATCCCAACCGTGATTATTAGCATCCACAGGAATACGGCCAGGTAATACTTTCCCACTGAGCTTGTCCGTCATAAACGAGTAAAGCCGCGCCTCATCGCGCATTTGTTCGCATTGCGGATGGATGACAATTTTATAACCCGACATGAAGTTGATGCCGGACTTAACGGAACCTGGGCCTTTCTGGGCACCAACGATATTTGGGAATCCACGAGCATTAAGAAATTCAATTGTTCCAGGCTGCGAACTGTCTGCCTTGATAAGATCATAGTCTGAGTCAACCACAGAGCGGATAAGTGTAGGCAACTGATCCATAGGAACACGACCACTAGCCTCCGCTGCGATGTAGATTGTCTTGATTGCCTCGATCAAGTAGACCTTAACAATAAACGACGGATCTGTTCCGAAGCCGAAATCCATCCCATATCGTGGCGGACAATCAATCGGGACAGGAACGATACCAGTAGTACAGTTCGAGAAGACCTTTGAGTCGGCTGCTGTATCGTATCCGCCGAGCCAGACATGCTTATAGCGTTCGAAGTTGCCTCTCTTAAGTGTCTCCCGCTCCTCGGGTAGCTCAGTCTGGAAAAAATACGGATTGTCCGAACAATCAACGAACGTCACAAGGGAGCGAGGCGGAGGTCCTTCTTTCGTGTTCCGGAAGTAGTAATCCACAGGATCGGTAGGCTTCTCGGGATTCCACGTCCAGATAAAGAAACTGCCGGGGCTGCGTACCGTAGGAAGCAACACTTCCATTGACTTAGCGCGGATCGTACGCGCCTCTTCTACCCAAACAATGTCAGCACCTTCGAGAGAACGAATAGAATCAATATTACGCTCAAGCCCAACAAAAGAGAATTCAGAGCCAGTCTCGACATGCGTAATATATTGATCCGTTACCTTATAGTGGCCTGTAAAGCCGAGAGAAGTAATTCGCTTCTCAATCAAGGCCTTGGAGGAGTCACGGATAGAATTCTGGAATTGTCTGGCGCACACTATCTTCTTAGTCTGTTGACCGCCAATCACAGTCAAGAAGCTGGCAACGGACCAAGACTTCGCAGAACCTCGTCCACCAAACAGTGCGTGGTGACGAGCCGGAGCCCAAAGATTTCGAACAAACTTTTCTCCCAGATGGAGATCTAGTTGGGCCTTTGGGGCGGGAGCATTCATTTTGTAACCAAGGCGATTAAGATAACCAAAACCATACCAAGCGGTAGACCCAGTAATAGACCAACAGAGATACCACGAAACAGAATGCAGCAAGGACAGTCCGTAAACAGGTATTGGGTGAGTCGGGACGTCCAGTGCTCGGGTGTCTGACACCAGGAAGGAGTAAGCTTGTGGCTGAGGTAAGCAAAGAAATTGGAGATTGCATTGTCTTCCCACTCGACGGGAGTATTGGGCTGGGAGGGGTCACCCTCTGGTAGATCTCCAGGACGGAACCTCACCGCTAGGCAGCATCGTCTGGAAGTGTGACATCGTCTGGAAGTGTGACATCGAGCGAGACGGGAACAGGATTGTTCAACACATCCTCGATAGTCTGAATAGCGTCGGAGGTGGCGTCAAGATTCAAATCAGTAATGTCTACTAGATTGTCCGCCAGATCGGGAACCTCAACTTTCTCGTTAGCGAAAGCTTGACGGGGCATGTACCGATCAGAAGGTACCGACACGATATTCACATGCTCGATCACGTTGATCGTGGACTTGGAATCAATTTGTAACGGAAGCACCTTGGCAATAACCTGGAGATACTGCTTCGGGAAGGTGCTCGCTGCGTATTTCAAATAACCAAGGAGCCCGTCACGACCGGATCCATCCATCCCGATCGCCGCCGCAGCATCCAGTATCAAAGTCCGCAAGTCAGCGTGTTGATCACGGGTGAGGGAATCGGACAGGTGAACCTTCTGCAACTCCGCAGTAAGGTTAACGGGAGTCAGATTCACCTGAATAGAGGAGGGTTGGGAGGGTGTGCTCATGGTGCTGATATATAGTCATAAAAAATGACTGGGCTCTCAGGGGGCCAAGAGCTCCAGTCATTGAAGTAGATGGCGAAGTCGTTACTCAAGGATACAAGGGAAACAGGTTGGTGTTCAATTGCACGCATGACTTCAACAGTGCCTCTGAGCGGGATCAGAGGCGAAAGCGATGTGTGAAGGGGTCCACTACATCGCAGGGGTCGGTGTGCGCTTGCGGCTGAACACACCTGAAAGTTAAAGAGAGGCACAACTTGAACACCTACAGAGAGCGTAACACACTCGCGTTAACGATGCAAGTGGAAAATTGCCACCCCAAATGTTGCTGGACTTTCAATGTGATATCTCCATTTGTCCTAATTTGTGCCACAGTTCCAACAACACCAGCAAGGAGGCCATCAGTGACCTCTGCCGTGGATCCAATCGTAAAAGGAAAGTCAGCCGGAAGAGAAAGGATATGGTGTTGCGAGGTCATAACCTCTATCTCAGAAAGAAAACAATAAGCGAAAGATGTTGGAGGTTGTCTAGGGATGGTGTCAGGTAGGGGGTTGTGGATAGAGAAAAGATGGGGGTGGGAGGGATGTGAGTGGGGTCGTTTCATCGCATGGAGTTTGTGAGCTTGGGTAGGGAGTGGGAGATGGGTTGGGAGGAAAAGAAACGAAGGGAGAATAGGGAACGCCACATGGGTTCGTGTGCGGGAGGGACCTTTACGGATGAGAACGGATGTAGTTGGGCAGTAGAGATAGGGGTGGATCTGGGCCAGGGGGAGGGTGTCGCGGGGGTGACATCTAAGGATAAGGAAGGTGGGGTCGGAGTTGGGATTGGGGTCTGTCAACATGGACGGATCCTTCTGGGTTGTTGTTGTAGATGACCGATTCAGTTTTGGGGCGCGCGCGATATCTGAATTTTGGGAATGAAGTTTTGAGGAGAGAATCAAAAATCGTGGGGCTGACGAACGACCTGCCGCCTCGGTGGATAATTGAGGTGGTTTTGGTTTTCACCCCGGGGGGCATACCAGGTATGCGTTTACCGCCGTTGCATCTTAGGCATGCAAGTCGCATATATAGGGGGAAGCAGCGTGTTGCTGCTTCCGCGCCCTGCATCCGCCGCGCGCGTCAAACATAAACTGGAGTTATCGCTATGTCTCGTCGTAATCGCAAGTCGCAGTCCGTCACTGTCGCCACCCCT